CATGTATTTCAATTTTATTTATCTTAATACTCGGTATATCAATCGTAGGCATCTCTTTTCTTTAGCACTGTTACTTCTGAAAAACATCTAGGACAACTTAAGTTAGTTTCTACAGAAAATTCAGGATTATCTTCAGTATCTTGATCGCCTCCCCAAATTAATTCGGAGTCACACCAAAAGCATTTCATCTTTATACAACTACTTCTTCTTCTTCCTTCTCTTCTTCAACTTCTAATTGGATCTCTTTTAATTTTTCGTGAAAGTGTATATCATCTTGAAGATGTGCTTTCTTTTTAGGTATTGCTATAGAAGGACCTGTCATATCAGGTAATCCTTGATCTAACATTTTAGGCATCATTCCAGAAACATTATCAAGAACTTCATTCATAACCTTTGATTTAAACTGTTCTGATGTTACATACTTGTAGCCAAAATAAGCAGTGCCACTCATTGAAGCTACCATTATGAATGAGATAATACTCAACGTGTTTGCGACCTTTTGAAACATTGATTTAAAATGATTAAATTAGCAATTTTGAAAGCCATGTCTGTTATGACATTAGCAACTTTACTTTTAATTATAGGACTATCACCGTTATACGTCACTCTTGGACTATTGCAACGGGAATTGATAGAAAAAGTTAAGTAGTTTTTTCTGTAATCTCTTCAAGAGTAGCAATAGCACCTCTTAATTCATAAATTCTTACTTTACAATTTTCTACCACTTGAGTAGCTTTATTGTAATTTTCTTCCATCTTTTTCATCTCGGAGTTTAGTTCCGCTAACTTCTTTTTTGGATCAGATGCCATTTAATTAATATTGTATTACTATAATATACTAGCAAAAAACGTAATTTTCAACTAAGAAGGTTTTTTTGGATAGTCATAATGTGTTATATCTTCAACAAGTGTTTGGTAACTAACAGTTTTGGTAGTTGGCATATCTCTTAATGCCTGTCTATAAGTTTGCCATTCTTTTTTCTTTTCGTCTGTTAAAGGAGAGTCAGGGCTTTGTGTCCAATCAGATCCATACAACAAGTCATTTCTAGTATCTCTAAACCACTTTTCCCATTCCTGTTCAGTTGGTGTGTTATCAGCTTCTTCTTTATTTTTAGCAACTTGCCATTCAACAAGACATTGATTGTATGGAGTTAAATCATCTATGAAAAGATTAGGACTATTATCAACAAACTCTACTTCTCCTTTATCGTTATCCCACTGAATCGCATGAATATTTTGATCTATATAACTTAAATCATTAACAACATAACCTTCTCCGTCTTTAATAACGACATTATCTGGTGTGATTACTGTTAATTTCATTTAGCTATCCAATAAATTTGTAATGTCTACATCAGATATTCTAGTCGGCCTCGGCATTGCTGGCATATCCATTCTCCTAACCATTTCATTTCTAAATGATTCGACAGCAGCACCAGACATTCTTGTATTCTGTGAATTTTCAATAGCTAACATAGGAAGCCAAGCTACAGCACAAGCCCAATCTTCTACATCTTTACCTGTCTGTGGGTTTGTTCCCTGGACTTTTGTAAACCAAGCACATTGTAATCCTATACAGGTTTTACCCATCAAAGGACAAATATCTCCATTTTCGACTTTAATTGTCATTAGTCTTTTTGTGCAATGATAACGTCTAAGTATTTAACTGCCAAGCTTATAGCCGTACCAGTGAATGTGTGGTTATGTGCTGAGCCTGTAAATCCGTGATTATGAGCATTAATCGAGTGGCTATGTGATGATCCACTATAAGTATGACTATGTGAATTTCCACTAAATGAATGACTATGTGCGTTTATTGAGTGAGTATGTGAGTTTATAGAATGACTATGAGAAGAACCAGAAAAGCCGTGACTATGTGAACTTGTACTTCCAGTATTGTCCATAGTATTAGTATTAATGTTTCTATTTCTACTTCTATCTGTTGTTCTAGGACAGGAGTGGTTGTCATTAGCTGGATAACCCTGTGACCCTGAAGAGTTTGAGTCACTATTAGTTGTTTTAACAGTATGCTTGTGACTTGGCATCTGTGAAGTGCTTAAAGTATGGTTATTTACCGAGCCTCCTACAGTAGTACTGTTTGTATTATTTCCACCACTGTTAGTATTATTTCCCCCATTTCCTATCGAGCCTCCTTGTGTAGCACCAGCGATAGAAATATTCGTTATTGTCGTTGAGTTTGAATTATTACCGCCATTCGCTACTGTACCGCCCTGGGTAGTATTTCCGAGAGTACCAGAAACGCCTTTACTTGCAAAAGCAGTTGTGAAATCTACTGATCCACCAGAACCAGCCGTTCCAGATACTACTCGTAATGCCCTTTGGTTAGTATCACTTGTATCTTTAGTCCAACCAGTAGGTGCTGATGTTTGTTGGAATATCATACGAGTTCCTGATGGAAACGCAGTTACTTCAGCACTACTGCCTTCTTTACCTACTAAAACTTTACCCTTTGAACGATCTGGTGCATTTGCACCACCAATACCTGTACCAATACCAGCATTTAACCAAATATTACCAGCCGATTCGATGGCAACAGCATCTTTTGGAGTGCCACTAGCATCATCATTTTGTGCTCCTACTACAAGAACACCATTTTCAGCATTGCCACTATTATTTGCATAATTATCATTATCGTCATACCACCATAGGTATCCAAAATCTGAACCAGCATTTACATTGGATTGTAAAATTATTCCAGTTTTACCACCAGATGCACTTGGTTGAAGATTTAAACAACCAGCCGTTACTGATGGAGTTTCATTTTTTGATGCATTTGTTAGTGTATGTGAGAAGGTATCAGCTTCATCTGACCTTAAAAAACTACTACCAGCTATACCATCTACAGAGTCAGCATCTAAACCTGACCCTAACCCATCTACAGTTTTAATTAATGTAAGAATTTCTGAAGCTGATTGATCGGCAGTGGCTCCTGCTTCAATTCCATCAAGTTTACTATGATCCGCATTGGTAAAGTTTTGATCTGTTTGTGATGGTAGGTTTGTTAAATTAGAACCATCTCCATATAAAGTGTCAAAATATCCGTTTCTTACTCTTACGGTATTCGTACCAATATCAAGAAGACCGTCACCGTTATTAGGTACAAAATGACCATCACCATCTATTCTCCATCTATTTGTACCACCTTCTCTAAAGATAATTCCACCAGTACCACCTGATAGATACAACACATTATTATAAAGTTGAATCTTTCCTGTAACATCTCCTGTCCAGGTAGAACTATTATTAAATCTAATATCGCTATTTCCTTCAATAGTAATTGCACTAGCACCACCATTAAATGTTACATCGCCCGAAAATGTGCCACCAGCTAAAGGCATTTTAGTTGCTATTGAGTTGGTTACAGTTGTACTGAACGAAGCATCGTCACCCAAAGCAGCGGCTAATTCATTGAGTGTATTTAAAGTTCCAGGGCTGGAGTCGATCAGATCCGCTATTGCTGTTCTTACATACGAAGTTGTAGCAACTTGAGCCGAGTTGTTGGATTGTGCTTGTGTAGTTGCTGTTACTCCGTCAGTTAATACACCAGAGCTAGAAGTCAAACCACCAAACAGCGTGTCTCTAGCTGCAATATCAACCCCGTCTACTGTTCCTGTAACTGTTATGTTTCCTGTTACGTCAATTCCAGCACCAAAATCTGTATTTCCATCTATATCAACATGACCATCTGTATTAATTTTAAGCCTATCTGTTCCTACGGTTATATCTTTAATTTTGAAGATTCCAGCTTGACTAAATACTTGGTAATCAGGGTTAGCATCACCTTCTGTAAATATTATTGAAGGTTTATTACTACTTATGGTTATGTTACCCTGTATCTCAGTATTTCCTCTAATTATTGCAGTACCGCCAACATCTAAACCATGAGATATGCTATTTGCTCCTCTATTAATACCTAAACCATTTGGTTCGATAGTGAGTCTTGTATTATCACCATCTAGGTCATAAATTAATAAAGCATCTGGATTCCAGGCTTGACCATTAAAAATCGCATATTTTCTTATGCCTGTAGCATTTGAATGAAGTTCAATTCTTGGAAAATCAGTATTAGTTGAATCAAGAATTAAATCTGAAGTACAATTAATATCTCCTGTTACGCTAATACCAGTTGAAGTTGTCTCAAACTTTTTCTCAGCAGACGAACTACCCATTCCGTGGTAGAGGTCTACTGACCCATTCGCTTCACATACAATATAATTTTCCTGTGCTACTGATCTAAGTGCTAAATCATTACTATGTACAAATAAAAAACCAGTAGTATTTTGTAGATAACCAGAGCCTCCAGTATGATAAAGTTGTAGGTCGTCACTAGCACCAAGTTTAATTCTATTGCTTGTCGTTCCAGCACTATCTCCACCATTTATACTGTGACCATTCATGTCTAATGAATTGCCCAACTGTGGAGAAGT